AGATGACCAGCATCAGAAAGATTGGAATATCTAAAATGTGGGAACACTAAATCGGCTTTAGTTTCAACAATTTTTTTATACAACAATTCAATGTGGTTAGGCAAGAACTCATCATCATCATCAAGAATTGCAACATATTTTGTTTTTGCCTCTTTAATAATTTGATCTAAAATAAGAGGTTGACCTAACTTTTCTAAATCTAACTTAATAAAATGGTCTTTAACTTTTAACGTTTGATTTTGAACACTTTTTGAAGCACGTTCTAATAAATCGACTCTAGTAGGAATTGTTGCTGTGCAAACAGTCACATCAGCAATCTCAATCCCATCCATATTTTCTCCGTCTCTTAATAGACCATCTGCCCTCTGTAAAGTCTTGCGTTTTTATTTTAGAATCCATATATTCTGCGTTAGCTGAGAATGATAAATCGTTTTCTCTTTGATAGCCAGCCTTTAGAGTTGAAGAATTATCGTGAGCAACAGGAATAAAAGAACGCTCAATTTTCACATTGTGAAACTCACAACGCCTCTCATAATCATTATCTTCAAAATATGCTGGAACAAAAGATTCATCAAACAAACCAACCTTGTCCACAACCTTTGAACCAATACTGAAAGCGCACCATTCAGGGCTTCCATTAGAAAGAAGTAAAGTTTCAGAGTTTGATTGTTCAGCGAAAAGCTTTAGCGAATCGCCACCCCATTCAATATCGAAGTTAGCGATCAACCAGTAGTCCGATTGTGGAAGTGATTTGATTCCAAGATTCCAAGAAACAGGTACTCCAAGATTGCTGGGAAACTTCAGATGCCAAATCTTTGACACCCATTGATTCCAGGTCGGTGACCAGTCAGATTGCTTTGCCCCATTGTCAATGATGACTAAATCTTTAACTGCGTAGTTAATTGAACCAATCATTCTGTCTAAGAGGTCATATCGTGTTAAAACAGGCACAATCATTGCAGGTATCAAATTACCTATCCCCAATCACTAACTTTGCTAATTTTGCCCTTTTAGGCTGTTTTAGGCCTATCAGAAGCCACTCTTGCAAATATGCTGTCCAAAGTAGGTTTCCATTGAGTCTCAAACACAAAATCGGCATCGTATTGTTTAGCAAAATCAATAGCCTTTTGAGAAGTGCCCCTACCTCTGTTATACGCCTGAACTAGGGAATCAACTATTTCTGGAACAGATGGAATATGAAACCAAGACTTTTGCGGCGCATCCCAATAAGGCTGTCCACCAATTTTCCAACCATCACCACAAAGTTCAGTAGAGGCAGCAAAATTAGAAACAATAACAGGAACACCACAAGCTTGCGCTTCAACTGTTGGAATACCAAAACCCTCACCCATACTTGTAGATAACAAAACATCCATTCCAGAATATATTGACGCAAGTATTTCTTGATTGATTCCTGAACGCAATAAATAAGGATCAGGGAAAATAACTTTTTCTTTAGGAATACCACAAGACAAAATCAAATCATTGATTCTGATACCACCCATAGAACCAGATGGGTCAGTATGTATATACAAAACTGCATCATCATACTTTTTAGCAAACATTGAGAACGCTAAAAGATTTTCTCCAAACGCTTTACGAATAGGTGTTACACCTTTATTAGCAGCGTTCATACCTACAACAAATTTATCTTCACTAATCTTCATAAACTCGCGACCAGTAATAGAATCACCATTCGGTGTTGTAAAACTTTTAGTTGGTTTGAAAACTTTTTCTATTGCGTGAGGAACATACCAAGATTCAATTCCAACATTTTCTAACATATCTTTACCAAACTTGCTCATAGCAATCGGATAAACAAAAGGTAAACGTGCCCAAGCAGCAACTTCAGGTGGTGCAGGAACGTGATCAATAGGAATCCAAGAAGCAACAGGCCATTCAGCCCACTTCTCACCTTTGAAAACCCAAACATCAAACAAAGTCATTAATAAATGTTCAGCATCTAAATCACGTCTTGACCAGTCGTGCATATGTGCAGGAATAACATCATTTGACCACATATCCATTCCTCGTGGATAAACAGGAATAGTTCCAGCTGGAGAATTCCAAATAGTTGCAGATGCTTCTAAACCATAATTTGATGCCACAGCAATATCGTTGCCGTCTGCTTTAAGTCTTGTAATTGCTTGAGCTGTTTGCTGACCATAACCAGTTGCTGCCCAAGGTGCATTTGATACCCAGAGGATTCGTCTTGGGTGTTGTACATCATTTTGTACGTTTTTATTTTGTTTTGCTAAAGCTCTTTTTTGTTCACGATTCACGCAGTGACTCCATATGTACGCAGGTGTCTCCCACCTTATTACAGATGGGAGACGATTTATGTCTGAGACACGGCCTGCGCTCCGTGCCCCAGACGATTGTTCAAATCAGACTCGGTTTAGGAGTTGCTTGATTTGAAGTATTTAACGTGGCTTGTTTGAATTAGGTTTCCATCCACGCGGAAAGTCGCACGGAAGGTAACTAAGTCAGATGAGAAAGCAAAATCATCTGAACGATCTAATTTCAATCCACCAACTTGGCGAACGTAGTAACTTGGAAGATTTCCGAAAATTACAGGTTTGGCTGCTGATGCTGCTGAAGCCATTGCTGGGTTTTCGAATATTGGATAACCAAGTAGTAAGTCGCGAGCATCTGCTGAAAGAGATGGTGTGAACAAGTATTGTCCAGCATTATCTTTCAACTTACGCACGTTAGCAATAGATGCAGAGTTCATTTGGAAACCAGTTCCAGGAAGTCTACGACCCATTGTGTCAATGCTGTAAACAAGATCAATCAAGTTATCAGCAGTTGGATTTAATGCAGTTCCAGTTACAGCAGAACCTGCACGGTTTACAATTCCGTTTGGTTGTACTGTTCCTGTGCCTACTGTTAAGGCTTCGTTTACTGCGTAACCCATTGCGTTACCTGTTTGTGCAGCAAGGAATCCAAGAATATCCACACCCGCATCTTCAATAAGTTCGCGTGACACTTGTGTCAAGAAACTGTATTTATAAGCAGAAAGCGTTACAAAATTATTAAATGTTGGATCGCTTTCTCCGATTGCGTTGCCTTCTGAAGTAACTGTTCCAGTTGAATAAGCTGAAAGTGAAGGAATTTGTAAATTCTCTCCGCCAGCTGTGTTCAAGATGGTTGAAGTTTCAAGCATTGGACCAACTGTTCTAGCAAGCAAGATAACTTGATCGTAGAAAGAAGTTGGGACTGGGCTTCCTTGACTTCCCTTAGTTACATCACGCTTTTCGAAATCGTATGAGCGGATTTCACCACGTGCCATAGCACGGATTGCTTCTGCATCATCTTTTTCGTTGCGTACTTCTGCAACTGGGCGAGCTTGGTTTTCTGCGCCTTTCATAGCTTCAACAGCGCGAAGTTCGCGATCTGCATCTGCTTTTAAGGTTTCGATTACTTTTGCACGTGAATCTAGGTCAGCAGAAATACGTTCGTATTTTGCATTTTCCTCAGCAGTTAAATCGCGCTTTTCTGCTGCTGCTCCGTCAAGAAGTGCTTTGGCTTCTGCCCAAGCATTTTGACGTGCTTCGTGCTGTTGTTTAATGTATTCAGACATTACTGAATCTCCTTATAGTATGTATTTGTATTTATGTGATCTGCGAGGCTCACTCGACAGTAAAATGGTGGTGGCATCCACGCAACCACCATTAGTCTAACAAACTTTTAACGTGTTTCTTTTATTTCTTGAATTCTTGTTTCAGTAACAGGTTCAAATTTTTTCATTTCAACTGGTTTATCAATATTGATAACAGCTTCAGCCATAGCATCAGCTAGTTCGGCGATAACACCAGATTCAGGATAACCTGCTGTTTTCAGAATTGCGTCTTTAACTTTTGCTTTATCCATTGTTATACAGCCTTATATAGTAGGTCGATTTGTTTACGTTTAAGTTCAAGTAACTCATCAGGAGATGGAGTGTTCTCTCTTAACTTAGTTACAACCTCTTGTAATAAATCTGCTTGAATATCAGGAAGTTTCTCACCTGATTCAAGTTTGTTCAGAGCATCTGCTAAAGCATCTACATCAACATTGGTTCTAGTAGCCAAAATATCTAAAGAACGAACTGAGGCAGTAGTTGCTTCATATGCTGGGAAACCTGTAACGATTGAGACTTCGTGTAAACGAATTTCTTTAAGTTCACGAGTCATACCATCATCAGACCAAGAATCGCCTCTT